CCCCCCCCCCCCCCCCCCCCCCCCCCCCCCCCCCCCCCCCCCCCCCCCCCCCCCCCCCCCCCCCCCCCCCCGCCCCACCCCCCCCCCCCCCCCCCCCCCCCCCCCCCCCCCGCAACCCTTGCCGCGAAGAAGCTGGTCGATATTTCAAAAACCACCGGGGCCAGAACCCGCACCGGCAAGATGCTCTACGGATTAGGGTCGACGGGCGGCAAGGCCGCTTCAACGCCCTGGTCGCGTTTGGGCAGGACACTACTGCGGCAGATGGCACCCGAATACTCACTACTTGACGAGGAGAAATAACCATGGCCGTAATGATGCCCAAAAAGAAAAAGAACCTTTCCACCCCTTCTCAGGCTGAGCCTGAAACGCTGGAAGAAGCCAGCGAGGAGGGAGTGCCGGAGGAAAACCAAACCGCTAAGCCTGCCTCGCCGAAAAAAGTAAAGGTCACTTCCGCCGACCAACTGCGCAGCATCTACAAGAAAAAGTTTGGTAAAAAATCAGCCGCGGTGGAAGCGGAAGGCGATACGCTCGAGGGCGAGGACGAGGACTACAAAAAGCTCGGGAAGATGAACTAATGCCGTCCGCCTGGGCAAAAGTTCGGCCTTACGCGGAGATCGGCCCGGCCCAGCCGGAGATTCGTTCGCCAAGACCAGCGCCTCTTGTCTTCTTTAGGGCTAGGGGAACCCGTAGAGCCAGGCATTGAACCATCGGTTGGCATTGGCGATGTGGCCGCCTTTCTCACTCCGGCCCAATCGGGCTCAGCTTGGCTCAACTTGGCCAAGCGTTTTCTCGCCGAAGAACAGGGCAGCGCCAAAATAGCCCGCAAGCTCGCCATGGCTCCGCCCAAACTGAAAAACGCCGATCCCATCACCCAAAAGGCTTTTGAGGAAGTCATCCGACGGAAGGCGGAAGAGGGCCGCCGGATAAGGAAGCCGTCAGCCTACGTTGACGAAGAAGCCCAATGGATTAACTCCAGACCGTCGGGCTATTGGCCCGAACAGTCCATGGGGCATAGCATCCCCCTGAAAGAGCGCCACCCGCGGAAAAGCGCCGCCCAGGACGAAGATGAGCTACAAAAAGAAATGGTCAAACTCATGGAACCTGATATTCCTTTTAACGACACTAGGTATAACGACATTAGGTTCCTTGGCCCTGATTCTAGCTTTTGGCAGAACCTATATAAAAGAGAACTGCCCGCCACTCATCCAGAATACCGCAAACCAATTTTTACGTCGGCAGATCCATCAGATACGGATGTCTTGGTAGAGATAATTTTGAACGGAGGTCGTCGTAAGAAAAAATAAACGGCGGGGGTGAAGGATTCGAACCTTCGGCTGCCGAACACTGCCTGGCCAGTATCGCTCGGTAGTCTCTGCCTGGTTAGGTTTCGTCCAAGGCGCCACTCTCACCCAACCCCCACCACAAATTGACGGGGCCCCAGTCCCCGCTAGAAGACAGGGGCCCTAGCCGACTAAGGTGCGATTGCCCCCGTCGAAGACTGTGAGGGCGGAGTGGGACTCGAACCCACTTCTTCGGGTTTGCAAGCCGACGCCTCACCCTCTGGCTCCCCGCCCTTATACCCTTCGGGGACTGCGACCCCCTCCGGCAAGTCCTTCATCTTGGGAAGTCCCAGAATCATAAAATCAAGAGCCCTGAGTGTGGCCGCCGAAAGGCGAGCGTGCTCGAGGTGAGCCAAGGGGATGCGCTCGAGCGGCAGCACGACCTTCGTATCGAAGAGCTCGATCATCTCTTTGTCGTGCCGCTCCTGGGCGTCGGGGGCGTTCCACTCGAATTTCTTCTCGTCCCACCCCTTGGGCCGTCCATCCGCGCCTTTGTTCGTGTACTTCTCGAGGATTGCCGTCGCCATGCCGGTCATGTTCCTGTCGTGGCGGCCGACGAGCTCGCAGAGCTGCATCACCCGGCCCGCGGTGGAAGCCGGTAGGCCCTGGGCGTGGTAGAGCTTCCACAAGTGCCCGTCGAAATCGGGCGTGTTGTTGAGTAGCCGATAGGTGAACACGACGGGGTTTTTGGCTTTCGACCCCTCGTGGAACTTAACTTGTCCTTGTCCGTGACGGTTCATTCTCCCCACTGATCCCTCCTGGTAGTATTCGGGTGTGCGCCCTGAGCCACACGTCGAAGCGCGCTGACCACGGCGGTAAGGTTACTCGGGCGCAGGACGAACGCCATGCCTCCGGCCCTTTTAATAGCTTTGAGCTTGTACTCCTGGAGGGGGTGGAGCTCGCCATCTTCCGTCTTAAGCTCCACTCCAGCAAAAAATCCACGCACACACAGAATTTTATCAGGAGTGCCTCTAATAGAGATTTGCTGAATGCTCTCTGCCCACAGGCCCGACATCTCTTTGATCTGCTCGTCGAATTGCTCACGGATTAACGTCTCCGGTTTTTTAGCCATTTTTGTTCTCCATGTCCAAACTCGCCAAAGCGGCCACGCAAAAAGAATCCACCGCAACAAAAAGATAGAGAAACCCAACTTCCAACGGACTCGTTTCTGGCTTGGCGTACCAGGCATAGATGGCTAAACCCAAAAAGAGAAACGCCGTCGCTAGAAATAAGTAAATCTTGAGTTTCACCATTTTGCTCTAACCTCCCGGTAGTGGATAGTCACTCGCTCACCATCAAAAATTCGCACGAATTCTTTCCCCCGAAGCCCCATGATGAGGTTGTTCAGCCAATCAGCTACACTGCGGAAGCCCTCTCTCCTGGCCGTCCGGCTGACCCACAGCCGGTTGGGTAAATGGAGTGAGGTCAATATCGCCTGTTCGATTGGTGCGCTCCAAGACACTGATGCCGAAGGGCGATTCGGCTTTTTCTTTTTCGAGCTCGAATTCCTTGATTTCCTTCCACCACATTTTTGAGGTGCCTTCCCATCGGTACTTCCTGGCTTTCGCGAGTTCTCTTTGTTCATAGGTTGCAAGCGCCCTTATCTTTACCGTTGGTGCAATGGCGTTTTGGATGACTGCGGTGAGATCGTACTTAGAAAGGATATAGAGCATCGTCAGGACGTCAAACGCTGCGCGGTGCGGGAACGGATTCAAGAATCCGTGCTCGGCAGCCAGATGCACGAGCTTTCTCGTCGTCATCTGCTCCGGGTATGGCACGTCGGTCATCGTGTCGATCCAAATCTTCTTCTCCCCCATTGGCTCGAGCCCCAAGCGCTCGGCCTCCTGCTTCCAGAGGGGCTTGTCGAAATTGGTGCCGTTGTGGGCACAGATAGCGTCGGCCTGTCCGGCCAATTTGTTCAACTGGTCGATGGCTTCTTCGTCTTTCAGGCCATACTCCCTGACAACTCGAGCGGGGATGTGGTGAGAGAGCTCGGCCATCGGATGCATCGACCAGTCACCAAATGGGTAAACCAGGCGATTGAAAATCTGGATCGGCATCTTCAAGTCCCAATCGAAGAGAACGGCCCCGATTTCGACGATGCGACAATCGGGGCCTAGAAGAGAGGAGCTTTCGAAGTCTACTCCGAGGAGTTTCACTTCAGCGTCTCACGAATGACTTGACGATCGCAAAGAACAGAAAATCCTTTTGCTGTTGCCAAGCGGGTAGTTCTTGGAAGGAAACCATGCATGGATGCTCTTTCTTCTCAGCATTCTTCACCGGCCCATACTTCCATCCTTCAGCGAGCTTTTGCTCAAGCCAGCTCATGTGGTTCTGTTGTGGTTCGGTGACTTGGCCAGAGAGAATCTTTTGTACGCCAAGGCAGGCCGAGTCGCGCTGCCAAGAGGGAGCCTCATCCCACGGCTTGTGCGAATCATCGCCTTGGGTCTGGCAAAACTTGCGGTTCGCCTCATGACAGATGCTTGCAATCATCACTTCGTAATCGGCATACGGACTCATGCTTGGCTCCCTTCGTTGACCTGCTGATGTGACCTTCGGGCGGCACGTCCCAACTGTGAATCTCGGATGGCTTTTCCGATCCACATATAGCACTCCTCTAGCTTAGTGAGCGCGAGCGACTTGGCGCGACCGACACTGTCCTGATGACCTGGCCCCGCGGGCGGAAACTCCATGTTGATGATTTTCTCCAGGCCCTCGACGGCCACCTTGAATTTGGCCGACTGCTCGACGGCGAAATTATCGTACTGCACGTAATCAAAACGTCCGGACATCACTACCCCCAATACAAGCGTCCCACACAGGGCACGGCCCCATTGCCGCACCCCGGTTGGGTTTCAAGTTTAGAAAGGCACCTGGTCTTCGCCAGGTTCCTTTGCCACGTCTTCGTCCTCGTCGACCTTCACTTTCGAGGTCTTGAGCGTCTGGTACCACTTGTAGGCAGTAGCGAGCTCCTCTTTGGTCGAAGCACGTTCTTCGACAAAATTGAATACGAACCAGGTCTTATCGCCCTTAACCTTCTCGTGGCACGAGAGGGAGAACACCTTCGAAGCGGGCGGCACTTTCTTCATCTGGCATTCGGTAAAATAGGTGCTCATCTGCTTGCCAGTGTTGAAACTCGTCTTCCTGAACGACAGTAAGAAGGGTAGCCCGTCCATGTACTCGGGTGAAATGACAAAGTAATCGAGGCACAGGGTACGCCTCGTGTTGACCCCATTTACGAGGCATAGCCGTTGCTCCTTGCTCTCCCAATTGGAATTTTGGATGGACCATGCCACGCGCTCTTTGAACGTCCAGGTGCCGGGCGTGAGCTCTTCGTCGACAATCCAAATCTTGGCAGCCAGCATGATGGGGATGATGGGCACACCCTTCTTGTCGTCGCCAAGCTTCTTCTTCGTCGTCGAGTGAACGATGTCGCCTGCGACCAGGCCAATCCGTTGCTTCACGAAATCGGATAGACCCTGCATCAAGAGCAGACGCGGAATGACGATATCGTGCGCGTCCACCCCTTCCGCCCCCCAGCTTCCCGACATCTCGGCCGGGAGATTTTCGGATGGGGGCTGGGGGATGGGCATTTTCGCGTTGACGGCGTTTTTATTTTCGATTGCTACTTGTTCCATTGGCTCTTTCCTCTTTTTCTCATTTTTTGAATTGGACATCTTCGAACATGGTCGGGGGTTCAATCCCTGGCATGCTGAAACTTTCGCCTGCGTCTTTGGCTTGCTCGAGCCGCTCGTTATACAGGCTATTGAGAGTGCGGCTATTGACCGTGATGAGCTCGTCGAAAATCCCTTCCGTCTTAAGAAATTCGAAAAACTGAGCTCGAGAGGATTCATCTTTCGGTACCCTCACGGAATAAGTCTTTTTCGTGAAAATGGTGCCCAATTTTGATTGGTACTTGGGCAACTGAAAATGGGCCAAATAGGTGAGAAGTTTTCCTTTGACGTTTCTTAAGGACTCTTGTACTTCCTTTTCTTCGTCAGCGAGCTCTTTGATGCGCTCGCGGAGGCGGAAGCCCTGGGCCGCCAGATCTTCCATCATGGCAAGGGTTACCTCGTCGGCCTTGGGCGCCTCTTCAGTACCCCACGACCGGTTCTCTTCGCTCATAATTTCTCCGTGTAGGGAAAATGGTCTATGTCGATTTCTTTCCCGTCAAGAAATAATCGACGAAGCCAACGATAAACAAACGAGCCTGTCTTGCGATTTTTCGAGCTGATTTCCCCTGCCGCCGCATAGCAATAAATTTAGCCGGAGGTGCCCCAAGCGAAGCTGGCACGTGATGGGCGGGCGCTCCGCATTCAAAGCATTTAAAGGCGTGGCTCACAATTTTGCCTTCAGATTGCGCAAAAGCTCCTCGGAAACGTTTTGCTTTTGCTGAAGGGCCTCCAAAACCACTTCATCAATGGTGCCCGGAGTTAGAAGATCAATGCGAGTTATCTTGGAATGTCCCGCCTCTTTGCTTCCGCCCCGATGGTTGCGGCTTTCGGCCTGGAGGTCTTGCTCGAGCGAAAAGTTTCTGCTGTAGAAAATGGAATAGCTCGCGGCGGTGAGGTTGATTCCGATGCCTCCGGCCTGCTGATTTCCAATAAGAACACGAGTACTAGGATCAGTATTAAATAGGTCAACTGACAAATCTTTGCTCTTCGCCGAAATGCCCCCATGGACTTCGACATATTTGATTTTGAGTTTTTCACAAACCGTCCGGAGGTCTTTATAGTTCTGGTGAAACACCGCCCAGACGATGACCTTGTGGTTGGGGGTGAGCTCCTCGAGGAGCTCTTCGACCGCCTTTAAACGCGGGGTGTCGGTGAAACTCTTCTCGTCGCCAGAATCTAGTTTAACGTACCCCGAAACAATTTGCTGTAACCGAAGGGCGTGAGTAATGGCCAAATCAGCCATGCAAGCATCGGAATTGAGAAACGCCACGTAATCGTCGCGCATCTGCTCGTAGACCCTTTGCTGCTCGGGCAGCATCTCAACCTCACGAGTCACACGAACCAGGGGCGGCAAGTCAAGAGCCTCGGCCTTCGTGACCCTCATGGCCTTGGCGTAAATCTTCTGGTTCAGTGCGTCCAATGCTCCCGGGCGTATTTCCCATTTCGGAAAGTGAATATTCCGGGGCATCCCGGCGTTACGGTCCCAGCAATGCCTCGCCCGAAAAACAAAGTAACTTTTTCCAAATGAAGCCCCACGATCGAGTAGGAAAAATTGCGAGAAAATATCCATGGGTGAGTTAGGCGTAGGCGTTCCAGTAAGAATGAAGTTATGGCGGCTTTGTTCAGCAAGGGCAGCCGCTGCCTTAGTTCGCTTGGCAGTGATGTCTTTGCACTTATGGGACTCGTCGAAGACAAGGCACTCCGGCCCCCACGCTTTGATGGCTTCATAGAGATCCTTCATGAGAAGCGATTCGTAATTGGTGACAAAAATCGTGTTGTCGCCGGCAAGGGTTTTGAAAAGCTCTAGCCGCTTCTTCCCAGGGCCGACTAGCGGCACCGAAAAGAACTTTGCGTGTATATGAAATTCTTTTACCCAATTATTGACAACGATGGGTGGGCATAAGACAAGCGTTCTCATCCGCTGGCGCCCCGCCTGTTCGAATTTATGCCGGAGGATATTGATGGCCGTGCCGGTCTTGCCGCAGTTATGCACCACAATACCATTAGCGACAAAATTTCGATGCGGATTGTCGCAAACCAGATCGTAAGTCATTTCCATTCCAATCGGCTCAACCGACTGAACAATCCGAAACCCCACCTTGCCATGCTCAAAGTTTTCATATCCCCGGCAATGATGTTGTAGATGAACCTCTTTCGGGAGCCTCTCTAAGTTTTCAATCCGGTTGTTACGATAGTTCCCATCCCGGTGGTGAATGTGAAATTTCTTCGGATCGGTGAATTGCAAATTGTTTTTAGCGAAAGTCGCTTTTTTAAATTCTTCAAGCGAGAGCCCATTTTGGTGAGCGTCGAAAATGATTCGATGCACCTCTAACTGAAAAATCTTCTTTCCCCTCAACCTTGTACGGTAACCAAACGGATGAAACGGCCCAACCTGATTTGTGCCATAACGAGGCTTTGGTGATTTTTTCTTCCGCCTTTTCCGCTGGTGTTTAAATAGGGTATCTATGGCCAAAAAATCTTTGCCAGGCATCAAAAACCTAGCCGCCACCCAACCCCTTTGCGTCAATAACTCATGATCTTCAGTGACCTTAATTTCGTGGCGCTTGAGCTTGATTCGAAAAACCTTTTTCTCGCCCTGTCGAAGTACGTTGACAATTCGATTGCGCTGGATGAATTTGCCATTCCAGGATCGGCAGTATGTGGGAATGGTTAAATCAAATCCACGCTCTCTCGGGGCGAGCCCTACAGAATGAAATTTTCTATAGAGTTCTTCGATCGAGTATTCGCGCGATGCGCCGCCACGATTTACTTTTACTCGGGTCGACGATGCGACGCACCCCATCTCAAAAAAAAGAGCGAAGTCCCTCATCCCCTTCGCCCGCTCTATCGCCCGAAGCTGGTGCTCCCACGGCTGAACGTAGTATTCCATTACGAATCCCGGTTAACCCTTTGGTTAAGTGGACCGCGTAATTCCCGCCGTTGAATCGTAGCGGGATGGGTGGTTGGTGGCAATTAGCTATTTTTCAAACGCTTCGAGCCAAACCGGCATTTCCTTGGGCTGATTCTCGGTGTTCTCGCGTTGGATTCGCACGAACTTAGTACCATCGCCCACGAGGTCTTTCTCAAGACTCAGGTCTTGAGTTCCGGTGGTAAGGCAAATCACCCGCACCGTTTCAAAACTCGCTCCCGAACCGAAGAGAAGACGATAGATGGACGGCTTAGAAGCCTTCGAGCAATCCGTAGCTCCGAAGCGGGTAACGGACCAGGTTTTTCCGAGAGGGATAGGAGCCAGGTCGGTATTGGTTACTCCTGCCGGAACCGAATTCCCTAATACGATACTCTTGTTTCTGCTGCTCATGGACTAATCTCCACTCCGGCGAACCAACCACCCATGGCTAGGGCTACCGCCGTGTTATTAGTTATCTGAATGCGAACCTTCTTCACCCCATCGCCAAGGAGCGCCTCTTCCGATGGAACGCGAGAGTCCCCGTAGGTCGCCATCAGCACGCGATTCTCCCCATCGGGATCCCAAATCACCTCGACGTTCGAGTTGTTCGTGCCCCTCGCATTACCGCCTATTTCAAACAGGTAAAGCGTTGCGCCATCAGCGACGACGTAATCATGCGTTACGGTGCTCGTCGCTGGCACTTCTTCGTATTTTGAGAAGTGTACGTTCTGTTCCACGCCCCCCCCCTTAAGGTTCTTCAGTCCATTCAAAACTACACGAAATTAGACCGCCGGTTATGGTGGTCGCATTCAAGTTTACAGACAAAACTTCATTAACACCCCTAAGAACCACGGTCTGTCCGGGGCGCTGACCGAAATCCCAAATCAAAGGGATTACGCCAACCGCAGCCGCCTGGAAAGTGTGTCGCTTTGCCCTGATATTCCCCACCGTCGCGCCCAAGGTTGGATTGGCCGTGTAGCTTCTGGCCGTCGCTGTGGCGGCGTCATTGGTTACATCGTGGGGAACCGCCGCCGTCACAGTAGATGTTCCGCCAGTATTTGCGGTTGAACGCTTGATGAGCTGAACGCTCGATGAGATACCGGAACCCGAGGTCGTGGTGCCGCTAAACATCACATAGTTAACTCGAATGGTTCTCGTAGGGCTTCCGGTGAGTGTGCAAACGTCCGTAGGAGAGGCGACGGTGGTTATGGAATTTGCCGCCGCCGAATAAGTGAACTTAGCCCCGTCCACCGGAACGGAATTAGTAAATATCCTACCGTTCGCATCGGCTTGCGCATCCACCCGGTCGCCGTTAATAACGGTCGGGAGGGTGGCGTTGTATTTCGCGCCAATCTTTAAAGGATTCCCCGAGTCCGCCGCATCGTGGGCTACGTTACCCACTACCTGCCAGGGCGGCGTACCCTGTTGGACGGTCCAGGCTCCGCTTTGGGTTGCTGGAATGGGGGTTTGATCTGAGGGTAATACAACGCGCAGCGTGCCCGAATCTGCTGTGCCCGCGCCTGCGCTAGTAGGAGTCCCAGCAATCTGTGACAGATTGATCGTCTGGTTCGCAATTAGGGCACCGATGGTGTTGGAGCCAGTCGGCAATGGTGAATTCGGCGACAGGGCGACTACAAAGCTGGTATCCGCAGCAGTGGCAGCAGTAGAAGCCGCTTTGATTGAGCCATCGTTCGTGCCGTCCGTGATTCTGGTGAACTGCGTCTTGTCGGTTTGCGTCGCGGCAAGCGCCAGCGCAGACGTGTTTAGATTCGTCCCGGCATTTGCCATCACTGTCCCTGAAATCACCCATGGGGAGGTTCCTTGGTTTACGGTAGGCGTTCCTGAAACCGTGGCAGTGACGGGTATGGTCGGCTGGTCAGTCGCGAGAATTACCCGTTGGGTGCCGGTGGAGCTCGCGCCGGAACCGGTCGTAACATCGACGCCACCAACTTGCTTGATGTTCGTATCGACGGGATCCACCACGCCCAAAGCGAGGGTAGAAAAAAGTAGCGAGATCAGTAAGGTCTTCATCATTCCATTCCCAAAATAGTGGTAACGATATCACTCGCTCCGCCCAGTGTGATGGCTTGAGCACGACTCCTGAAAAATAGTATCGGATTTCGTAGCGCCCCAGTTGAGAGTACGTTACCGTCTCCCACCGCGTTTCGGTGTCTAAGGATTTCTGAAAAATTGGTTCCATCGAGACTTCCCTCGAGTCGAATGTCCCAAGTCGTGGGAGCCGCCCCAGTCCCCTTGCACTGAATGGAGAAGTTAGAAAGCGGCCGAGCCAAAGCCACGGTGACGCCATTTGCGGCTACCGTGTAAGTATCCACTCGAGACTGGTGAAAACCAGTGACCAGCGAATTGACCGCGGTGAGGATACTGGCCAGTGACGTGTTGCCCGTCGTCTGAAGGGCGGCTGTAGCGAGGGGCCCAAAGGCCGCAATGATGGAGGTGAGAAGGGCGAGCTCTGAGACTTGATTCGCGGCCGTCGCCGCTCCAGCCGGAAGCGGCCAGGAGGTTGCGGAAACGGGCTGAACGGCAGGGAAATTAGTGACTTCGACTTGCCCATTTACGGCCTGGGTTTGACCAGATAACCGATCAATGATAACGCGCAGTGGCTCCTTAAGCCGAACAGGGAGGGGCAGCTCGAGCTGGCGGCGGATATCTTCTAGCCTTCGAGTCTGCTCTTCCTGTTCGCCCTGGGTGGCAAAGTCGTCCTGCGGGTTTTTGGAGGGCATCGCCCTATTTTACTACAGGGGCCGACTCTTTGTTGATGAGCGAACGAACCCGGTGGGCGAGCTTCGTCTGCTCCTCGAGGTGGCGAAGCTGGCACCGCTTGAACCATTTTTCGTTCTCGCAGTCGGAAGCGAGCTGCTCGAGCTTATTCAGGGCGTGCTCAATGATTTTCGCCTCACATTTTTCCAAACGTTCTTTCGGGTCCATACAGATCAGTCCTTTCATTTTGAGTCCTCTCGGCGAGAGCGGTAATACCGGTAGGTATCATCCCTGAACGCTCGTTGCCTGGTTGTTTCGTCGACGAGGGTCAGGATCCCCGCCGAATCTTTTTTAAGGTCGGTTGCCGGGTCAAAGCCATGCTTGACAAGGATCTGCCAGCGAGAACCATAGCCTCGATTCGTTTTAAGGCCATGGAACCCGTGGCGGATAACACAGGGAACGTAACCGAAGTTCCCGCGAATCCACCGATCGGCCCTTTGCTGCCAGATTTGGAGCGGCCGTTTATAACCCTTTGAAACATCGGGGTGATAGCTCTCGTGTACCTTTCCAATGAGGGCGGTACACATATGGCGATCACCGGAGCCCAGCGCCCCCGTCTCGATGAGTCCACCAAGAGCGTTAAACGCTTCCCGCCGAAAGGCCAACGAATAACCAGGATGTCCCCCCTTGGTGTAAGTCGTCGCACTCTTCACCTCAATCCCGTGATGATAGCAGTAAGCAAAACTCTCCTGCATCCGGTTACTGACCGCCCCGCCATCCGGCCCCATATCGACGGCGTGGCTCCAAGGCTGCACGACCGGATGCAGTTGCAGGGCGTGGACCGTCTCCTCCACCCAGCCTTGCTCATAGCGAACGTCGCTGTCGGTAAAACACACAGTCCTCCAATCGGGGCGGTGCGTCGTAAGAATGGCCGCGGCCACGTTCTGAACGTTTTCTTTGATCCAGACGATGCCGGTGAGATTGCTCGAGCTGATGAGGAACTCTTGCGGCTTGGCGTCGTCGGTAATCTGATGGATGCGGGCACCTGTTCCCACTTCAACCACCCAAAGGTTCCCGCCCTTTCGGATGAGATCGGGAGCCGCCTGGCGATAAAGATCAAAGCGGCTTTCGTACCGCATCGGGTTTGAAACCATCATAATGACATGGTGGCGGGAAAGGTCAATCGAAGGCATGCCGAAATTATCCCAGGACTAAAGGGCTTGTCACGTCACAGGGCTGAATGAATAGTCTGCCAGGAATAAGCATCAGCGGCATTCTTCATGCACATATAGAGCACGTCAGCGGCTAGGCTTGCGCCCTCTTCAAAAAAGATTTGCCCGCGAACCGTGGAATTGCAGGTGGGCTTTGTGCCGCTCGTATTCAAATCAAGACCTGCATCAGCGATGCGAACCTTAATGGGAAGGCCAGCGTCTTCCATCGCGATTTCGCCTGAGCCGTCGGTACCCAAAGCCGAAAGGTGAAGGCCAAAGTTTGGGTTGTTTGAGTTATAAATGTAAAGATGGGAGTCGCTTGCGTCCGCCGCAAAGATATCAATCTCTGCCGGTTGGCCGGGAGCTGGTTGAAACACGCCAAAGTAAACCGCAGTAGCCGTAATTATGTTGCCTGAACCTGAAGTGATATCGATTTGACCTGTACTGCTTAAGATTATAGCGCCGGACTGTATGTTGATGTAATCAGACACTCCGACCTCCAAAGTAATTGGCGCGGCTTCTTGATTAAGAACTTTGAACTCTCCAGTAGCAGAATCTACTTTTAACAAGGTTCCATCTCCGGCACCATTGCCGGTAGACGTGTTGGTCGCCTGAATAGTGGCGTCCCCGGAACCGCCACGAATTTGAATTTCATGATTAGCCGTCCCAGTAAGTCCTCCACCCACCAAAACATTACGATCCAAACGAAGGTTACTCGCATCACTATTTAAAAAGCTACCAATGACGAGTTCATTGGAGGCCGTAGCAGAGGACGCGGCGGCTCCACTGCCAATCAAAATATTGCTGCCTCCAGTAGTATTTGCGTTGCCCGCATTTCTTCCTATGAAGACGTTATTAGAACCACTGGTATTAGCCGTTCCGGCAAGTGAGCCTATGAAAGTGTTATTGGTTCCGGACGTATTGGCCACGCCAGTCTCAAATCCAAGAAAAGTGTGATTTCCTGAAGTCGTATTAACAAGACCGCTTCGATAACCTATGAAAGTGTTTTGGGTGGCGCTAGTATTGGCGTTACCCGCCTGATATCCAATGGCAACAGTATTGCTAGTGGCTGAGGCAAGACCAGCATCATACCCAACATAGACGTTTCGTTCTCCAGTCGTGTTACTAAAACCAGCTCCAGCTCCAAGGAAGGTATTTCTCGCTCCCGTGGTGTTGTTAAGACCAGAATTCCCACCAATGAACGTATTGTCATTGGCTGTGGTATTATCTTCACCCGCAAGGCGGCCAAGAAAAGTATTGTTAAATCCCGTTGTGTTTGCCGTCCCGGCTAGATACCCAACAAAAGTGTTGTTTGAAGCAGATGTCTGGGCATCCCCCGCTTGATACCCAAGAAAAACATTGTTTGATCCGGTCGTGATTGCTGCTCCAGCATTATGGCCAATCACAACATTACTTGAGCTGCCAGTAGTTCCAGCAAGGCAAGTGCCATTGCCGATGCAAACGGAAGAGGAACCGCCTGTCGTATAACCCCCTCCCGCATTTTTCCCAATCATTATCGAATCTGTCGTCGACGTTGCCGCATCTAAGGCGCCATGACCCAAAACAGTATTATCCTGCGCAGTCAAAAACGAAGAACAAGCGGTGTATCCAACACAGGTATTATTGCTCCCTGTCCCTCCCGAATTTTGAGGACCGCTAGAAGCGCCAAAATAAGAGTTTTGAGCGCCGCTGCTTAAGTTCTTCGCTGACGAAAAACCCACCACGGTGTTGCTGCTGCCAGTGGTTGCTTCAAGCGCTTGAGTTCCTATACCGACTGAATTTGAGCCGCTTACAAGTGAAGCACCCGCCCCGGCTCCAAGTAAAATATTGTCGACTCCGGTCGTAATTGAATCACCCGTTACAGAAGAACCAAGTCTTAAATTCTGAGAAGAATCAATAATCTGAAGTTGTTTTAGACTATCGTCCCACTGAAAATTTGAGCTTTGCCCCAAATTTCCGCTCGAGTTTACAAACAAAACCCGCTTGGCGGTTCCCCCCACCACCGCACCACCCATCGTCACGTTGGCAGCGGTCGTCGCCCCAAAGTAACCAGAGGCGTCGGCAATGGAAGCTAGTTGTGTGAAGAGAAAAAAGCACGAAAAGAGAAGGCGGTAGAGTGTAGTCATAAGGGAAATTGTAGCACGGTTTATGGACGGGGGATGGGGGCTGGGGGAGGGGTCAAGAACAGGTCCATCTCCTCCTCCCTGCGCTCGAGTAACCCCTTCAAGGGCTTACCGTTATCGTACTTCCAACGGAGAAACTCTTCCGCGGCTTCCGCGAACCGGCCGCGATTTAAGAAATAGCGGAGCGTGCTCTTTCTAAAATTGCCCGCCCCGATATTGAAGACAAGGCTCACCAAAGCCGAAAACTGGTTCTCGTTCAAGGGGGGGCTGACGTAAGCCAGAACGTGGGCCTCTGCGTTATTCAGGTCTTCTACGAGGTACTTTTCCGCCAGTTCCCTCGAAATCTCCTCGTTGGGCCCTATCCCTCTCGTGTGCCCGTAGCCAATCGTCCAGACCCCGCCAGAGTCTTGATACGATCGAAGGTGAAGCTTTTCGTAATACTTTACGATCTCGAGTCCCGCCCGGTTTATCTTCATTGCGCCTCATCATGAGGGGAAGAAGCCCTAACAAATTCCCATCGCCTTCAACCCATTTGCTGTAGGTCATGGCAGAAATTGTAACCCCAAGACTTGAATGCTGGCACGGCCCACTGTTACGATTTCGTCCTCAAGGAGAATCCATGAAAATTATTGCCTGCTTATTTACTCTTCTTCTGGCTGCGTGCGCAAGCCAACCCATTCAACCACGAGTAACCGCTCAGGAGCCAAGGGTCATCCGCTACGAGCTAGACGCCAACCGATTGAAAACTTTGAACGATGTAAAGCTCGTTCTGGAATCCTTGCGCCTGACCTATGCTTATAGGGAAGGGGACAACGATGCCAAGGCGCGGCTACAAAAAATCGAGAAGTTCCTCAAATGAACAAGGGCGAGTGGCGGCTAAGAAAAGAAATCGACCGGGGCGGCTTCGGCGAGCACGTCTTACCGCCCGGTCTTCTTTTTCAAATCGGCATCATGCTGAAAAAAAGGACGATGGAGAAACCTATCCGCAAGTACAGGTCCGCCGCAGCAGCGATGAAGCTCTATCTTTCTGCCAGGTCCAAAGCCCACAAAAGGGGATATACGAAATAACCTGTGGCGTGTGCCACATTGGTAAAATGGAAGTAGAACTCAATTACCAATGTACGGTCTGCGGGGCAAAGGTAGTCGCTTACCACATTCTCCCCTACTACCGAGGCGGATTTCCCTAATGCGCTATAAAAACATTGGGACAGAAGATAGCCCCTATTGGCAATTGGTAGGGCTAGAGTCCTTTTGCATTTACCCCCGCCTTTTGCCGTTAGAGATTCGCGAACGTCTCCCCGACCCCATCCAAATCACGGAACCTCACTTCACCATAGAATGGCCAGCCGGAGAAATTACAGAGCGGGCGCTCGAGCTTGGAAGTAAATATGTCGAATTCGTCAAGATAGAACTCATCAAGGTGAAGATGGGGATTGTCGACAATTTTGGCGAGCTCACCGAAGCCGAAGAATGGGCCAGTAAAGCGACGCTCAAAAAGCTAAACGCCCCCGGTGCCGCAGCAGGAGGCGTTTAGGTTGTCGCTTTCCCAACTCTCCTTTCAGGTCAATGGAGTTCATCATCGTCCGACTCTTCCTCCTGCGGCCCCATTTCATTGATGAGCTTGAAGCACTTCTGGAATCCCTCAAGCTCACCTTCAAGCCGGTTACGAATGCCTGTGGCTACGATGAGCTCCTCTTGAACGCGCTTTAACTCCGCCTGGAGCAACACAATTTCAGCCCGGAGCTCGGCCATGGTGCGATCTCGTTCCATGAAAACCTCCAGAGCCAATGAAAAAGGGGAGTAAGGCCGGACGGCCCTACTCCCCATTATACCTCGATAGACGAGGATTTTAGCCGTTAGTGTCCCTGCACAAATTCCAGGAACACATCGAACTTGCCGGCAGTGAGCGCCGCTACGGCGACCGCGATAACCGGCTGCCGCTTGGCGGTGAGCTTAATGGCCGCGGCCATCGTACCGTCCTGGAGCCCTTCGACCAGGCCAGTGTAGTCAGCGATTGCCGCCGCAGCCTTCACGTCTCCGGCACCTTGGCCCGTCGACACGCCGATCGTAGCCGCGCCACCCGAGGTCGGGGCCGTCTTCACGTCGATGTACGAGCGAGTGATCACCGCATCGTCCGGCAGCTCGAGATCGTTGCCGAGCTCGTCCTTCAGGCGAATGTTTCCGACCGCTCCCCCTTGAACGGCGTAATCATAACTCGCCCGGATGCAGCCCTTCGACTGCTGAGCCATCTTCGCCAAGCCCTCGATGGGACTATACTTGTTTTGCTGACTGAGCTGTGCGCTCGATACTACCGTGTCGTCGTAAGGGGCCATGACTTTTTTCATTTCCATCTCCTATAGGTTTAGTTGTACAACGTGAGAAATTTTCGGTGGCAGAGGATCTCGATGTCAACCATTTTCCCCTTTCACCTTTTTTGGCACCCAAGTCTTATACGAAAGTCCGAAAAAGTGGGGGTGCGGTCCAATCTTAATTAAGGACACCATGGGAAACTGCGATTCGATGACTTGCACGAATTCCTTTTTATCGACGATAGGCGCTCGCCCAATCGCCGCCTGCCGATACTCCGCGTAGAGGAATGCAGCGTCGACAAACGGGCGGTGCTGCCCCTCAACCGGTTCATGGCCACGGCAGGTTGCCGCGAGAAATTGGAGGAGCAACTCATCCACCAACGATGTCCTCCGCCTCGAGCCAAAAGTACCCTTGGGTAATGCACAGAGCAAAGGCCGTCATGGTTGCCAAGGGGTCCATATTCTTCTCGTGAAAAGCAAAGACGATAAAGGCGATGCCATGATTCAAAAAGCCCCAATACCACAACATTGCCATCAAGGGACTACGTGGTCCCCTTGGCAATCGAACGTTCATTGCGCCTGGTTCGTTCCGGGGTGGGGGATGGGGGCGTCAGCCGTCTTTCTCCCCAAAGGGCACGGTGAGTTGTTGCTCGAGCAAGAACTCTAACACCCTCTTTGCATGGCACGTCGTCACGACGTTTAGCATGTAGGAAAACGCCATCTTGCCGTCCTTATTGAACACGACACAGAAAAATCCTTGAGGATCCGGCTGGGTCAGAAGAGTTTGGGCTTTTTGAATGGCTTGTTCTTTGTTCACGTCGTTGCCTGGTAACGCGCCCGGCAGGTTGCGTTCTCCCACTCCGATTTGAAGTTTTGTTTGCTCTTTACTTCGATAAGAACCTTATAAATATCGCCGAGCTTCTTTTGAATGTGCTCGACAACGAGCTGTTTCACGTCGGCCTCGCTAATCGTAAGAAAGCCGTACAGAAGGGTATAGACGAGCCACGCCATCATGGCGAATCTGCCAGCATCGTCTTTTGGTAATCGATCTTCAAATCTTCGGGGCATTGGGGGTGGGCGTCGACCCGGGAAGCAAAGTCCCGCCAAAGCCGGGCCGATTTTGCCCAAACGTCCGCGCGGTGGTTCGCTTGCTCCATGCCTTTTTTGAAAAACTCAATCTGTTCCTTGTCGGTCAATTGCACGGGGTTCATTGCTTGATTTTCTCCCAACAGTGTAAGTGAAAAGAATACCGACCGGGAGCTCTAGCCTCACCGGCCTTTGTCCGAAAGGAGAACCACAGTTTCTTGGTCGTGCCCCAGTAGATGTCGTCGTCTCCGCAGTAATCGCATGTGGTGTGCTGCTTGTACCATTTGAGTGGCTTCTTCTGTGAAGCACCGGCAGAGCCTTGGGGTGTGGAAGTAGCCATGACAGTTCTCACAAACGAAAGGGGTAGCGATGTTCTCATGCGCCGAAACCACCGCCACCCATCCTCATCATCGTTTCATCCAATCACTTTTAGGGAGTGACAAAAGAAATCGTCAGGGCCGAGATCTGAAACGTCAAGAAGCTTTTTAATCCCAAACCGCTTTCTTACCGTATTTGGGCCAGTCGTAATCGCAAGACGGCACGATCGTCGTGCGCTCACCGCACTCATTGCAAATGCCCTCGCACACGGTGTTCCCGCCGTTCTCGTACATCTTAGAAACCACACCGCCGCGCTTTAGCTGGCAGTCGTGACACCAGCCATCACCCTTTTGTTTTTTCATTCCCAAAACCTTGGCGCTCTCCTCGTAAAGAATCTGACGAGAGCAAAGGGCTTGCGGCTCACGGGCAGTACTCCGCCGTTTTTCCAAACTCAGTTGGCTGCTTTACCCAGCCGTACAACCCATCCGGAAACTGCACGTAACACATGCCCTGCCCCAACGGCTTCACCTCGCAGCGGTGAATGTAGCCGACGAGTTTTTGCACGCAGGGCTCGGGCTTTTTCTCCGGCGGCCCGCCCCACGAGCTCGGATCCCACCAGCAGGAGTCACCGTCGCAAAGGCGCTTAAGCTCAATCTGAGAGTAGGCCATCTCACGAAAAACGAGCGTGAGGAACAACAGAGCAATCGCGTGGCGCAATTTCATATTTTCAAGCTCCTCAACGAACCTCATGCCGTCCTCGCCGAGCTTCCCGCTCAGAGCGCAGAGCTTCATTGATGAAGGCGGCCTGCTCATCGTCGCTCGAGCAAGCAAACGCTTTGATCATTTTTACCATCCTCCGCCGTCGCCGTAGCCGTCGCCGTAGCCGTAGCTGTCGCCGTAGCCGTAGCCGTCGCCGTAGCCGTCGCCGTCGCCGTAGCCGTAGCCGTCGCCGTAGCCGTAGCCATAGCCGTCGCCGTAGCCGTCGCCGTAGCCGTCGCCGTAGCCGTAGCCGTCGCCGTAGCCGTAGCCGTAGCCGTAGCCGTCGCCGTAGCCGTAGCCGTCGCCGTAGCCGTAGCCGTCGCCGTAGCCGTCGCCGTAGCCGTCGCCGTAGCCGTAGCCGTCGCCGTAGCCGTAGCCGTAGCCGTTTTTACAAGCTGTGGAGTGGGCGTGCTCTAACTCACATACTTTGCCCATTTCTTCTCCGCACAGTCGATAGTGAAAACCTCGCCGCTTCGGTGGAAGCGAATTGCGCCGTCCGATTTATGGAGTTGGGTTTCGCCCTGCGGCCCTTCATTCGCCAACTGTGGCAGCCCTTTGGACGTGCCCCACCGACCTATCGTGTAGGCGTTCTCCAGGCGACACTCGTTACCCTTCTTATAGTAGCGGCCCACCGCCACCCAGCCGCGCTGGAGAACGACAATCTTTACATCGCCACCAAGCTCCGGCTTTTCCGCCGCTTGTCCGCCGCCCACCAGCTCTTTTTCCAATAGTTTTTCAAATAATTTCACCCATCCCCCTTTTGTGTTTTGAGCCATCGTTCAGTGGGGGATGGGGGTTGGCAAGACGAGCCGCGGCGGATTTTGCTCCGCTCGAGTAGCCCACTCATCATAGAGGGTAGTGTCTCCGGCAGGTTCAAGCCGAACGGTCGGGTCGCGATACCAGGCCAAGTCGTACTCGGGGTAGTCGCCCGGCTGCTCCGGCTCGGGGTAGTCCTCGCCGTCGTCGTAGTCCTCCGGCAGCTCGAGCTCCGGCTCGCCCTCTTCGCAGCTATCCGGCAGAAGCGGCGGCCAACCATAGACGGCAAGGGCCCAGAGTAAGGCTATAGCCGTAAAGAGCCGGAGCGGATTTAAGCGCATAGCCTTATTTTACGCCCGAAACTTCTTGGCAGGCGGCAGGACTTTATTGAGCACGAGGGGGCCGCCTTGCTCCGTCGCGAAATAGGGAATGAAATCCCAATACGGCTGCGGCCGGTCCACGTACTGCCAAAGGATACGCACGCCAGCTAGACCGGCGTACTCATAGGCCTCCATGGCGATGAGGATGAATGGGGGCGGGGGGATGGGGGCTGGGTAGGGGGTCACCCTACTATTTTACCAAGTCCTTGAATAGCGCGCTCGAGGTGGTCGGGGCCAGGCTTGGCAATGGGGATTGTCAAATTGGAGAGTGGGGTGGGGCGGTTTGGTGCGGTGAGTAATGGCCGGGATGGTTCGGTCGGGGGTGGGGGATGGGGTAGCCAAGGGGCGGTGAGCCAAATGGGGATGCGGTATCCGAGTAACCGCGGTATCCGAGCAAATGAAAAGTTTCCTAGAGTATGGTGTCTAGCCCCCCGTGTCAGAGCGATTTTTACTAGGTGGAAAACTTTCTTATTTCTCGGATACTCGGATACTTTTATAATAAGTTATTAATATTATAAGAGTATCCAGGTATCCGAAAAAGTAACCGAGTGGGTATCTGAGCGGTATCCGAGGTTGAGGAAGTGTCGTGTGGACCGGCGAAAAGCATCCGAAATCGGGCGGTATCCGAAAAATGGTATCCGAGCGGTATCCGAGATTTCGGTCAGTTTTGCTGAAAAGGCTCTGACTCGTCGTGCCAGTTCTTGAAAATTCGGATACCGGAGTAGAATCTGAAGTGCTTTCCGCCGGATTTTTCCGTCTTGGATACCGAGAAACAGCGGACGCCCTGACGCCTCGCTTCATTGGGAAACTGGCGGGAAAAGAGGGAGCGCGGCATGGGCTTCATTCCACTGGCTCGGCAGTACCGGGCGTAGGCCCCGTAGGTGCCCTCAGTCGTTTCTCGGCTATCAACGTCGAACTCGAGGCAGGCCCCCATGAATTCGGCGATCGGATTGGATTGCTGGCGGTAGGCTTCCTTGTCGGTTTCGATGCCCTTCGGCACGTTGAAGCCGTAATTATCGACCACCCGGCGCAGCCCGGCTAAGGCGAGGTTGAAGACTCCGGCGAGCTCCCCACTCCCCATCCAGAATTCCGGCGAAAGCAGCTTTCGGTCTTCCTGCCCTTTTTCCACCTGATTCGTCAGCCGGAAGGGAATCACCCGACGCCAAACGCCGTCGGTCGAATCGTAAATTTGTGGTTCTTCGTTGCAGATGATGGTGAGAAAGGCCGTCGGTTTTGCGATGAAACTGTCCTTGTGTTTCCGGTTAAACATGATCGGCTCCCTCGAGACGAACTGCTTGAGCATTCCCTCGTTGAACCGATCGATCCGGTTCTGGTCGGAGACGATGTTGGCGAGCTTTCCGTAGGTGTGGGAGAGCATAAAGTTTTCGGAATTGAAACACTCGAGCGGCACCGATGAGATGTTCTCTCGGCCGATGAGGCAGGTGAGGATATTGGCGAGTACCGATTTGCCGTTACGGCCCTGGCCCTGGAGCATGAAGAAGTGTTCGAGCGGGAACGGCTGGTAAAAGTGAGCGCCCATGATTTCTTCCCAGAGTAGTTTGTAGTCGTCGGCACCGAAGGTGGCTTTGGCGACGTGCTCATAGGTCGGGCACTTGGCATTCGGATCATATGAAAAGGGGAGAACGTAAGTGCAGAAGAACTTGTGGGAGTGAGGAAGGATTTTGGCTTCGCCCGACTTGGCGTAGTGGGCAACGTCGAAGAGCCCGTTTTGAAGCGGGAGTAAGTGATTGGCTGGCTTGAAGGTTCCGTTGTCTGCCCAGAGCGGGGCTTCGTGTTCCCAAGGGATATGGTGAGGAGGAGACTTTAACAGGCTCAGCATTTCGCCGAGCTTCATGGATTTGCCGCGCAAGTCGAAGCGGCCAATGGACCGAAACCACTCATTGATGCGGGCCTTTAGCTCTTCACCATCGGCTCCGGCGCTTTGTCGGTATTTTTTGCCGTCGTAAAAGAAGAAGTCTTCTCGGTGATAGAAAATATGGAGGCGATTGCTCGCGACGAAGTTTAGGGCGAGTTCGTGGGCGGAAGGTTTATCGGATAGGTCGGGGATTTCGACTGGAGCGGTTTCGATGCCGCGAGTGATTTGGCGCTTTACTTCATCCAAACCATCGAGACAGTGAAGGTCGTTGAAGTCGGTGGGGCGACTGGAAGTATCGGCGAATCTCGGGAGGATAACTTGACCGAACACGGCCTTTGCTGCGGCGGTCGCCTTCTCAATGCCAGCGTTGGCTGGCTTGAAGGCGTCGTTATCGGCACAAAAAGCTATATTGGCTTCGGGGAATTTTTGACGGAGCGCCTGGCCTACCGGCTCGAGGTTTCCGGCGTCGAAGGCGACAAAAACGGGAAGGCCAGTTGCCTCGTGGATGCTTGCTCCGGTGGCAAAGCCTTCCACCACCAATAGGTGATCGAGGTTAGATATTTTTCCAGCGGTAATCGGAAAAAAGTTTGCTCTTTTACGGCCACCCGCGAGAAATCGTTTTTCTCCGTTTTCAGCGATCCGCTGATAAGACCAGATGCGCCCGTGGATATCGAAAAGTGGAACGATAAGGTCGGCACCCTCGTACATTGCTCCGTAGCTTCTTTGAAGATGCTTTCGAGCCAAATACCCAGAGGCTCCCTCACGATTCGCTTTTTCGACCGTAGCTTCGGCAGTCTTGGCGACTTCGTTCTGGTACCGCAACTTGTCTTTTTCGTAGGCTTCGGACTGCTGCTTGAGCCGGAGTTTAATTTCTTCGCCGTCTTCAGGGCTGTACTCGAATTCACTGCGCCACTGTTCTTTTTCGCCGGTTGCGTAGTCGCCATAAACGGCAATGTAATACGGCTTTCCGTTTTTGACACCGAAGTTTTGGAAGCAGACGAGCCAGCAACTATCCGATTGGCTGCCTTCGCGGCTGAATCGAATTATCTTGCCGAAAGCTATTTTTTGTGGGGGTTGATATCCGCGCTCTGACAAAAATCTTACTAGCTCTTCCAAGTGGCTCTCCCTGGCTTGGGGGTACAGCTATTTATTTTACGTCAGGGGCCAAAAATCTTCTTGCGCACCGATCTGGCTGGTGAGTAAGGTAGGTCTGACTCTAAGCAAGTCGAATCTTAACGGCCGCTGAAAAGTCCAGTCAATGGGCTTTTTAGCGGCCGTCGCATTTTGAGGTAGAATAGATGGGATATGGAGGAACCATGAAATTTCTGATTGCCCTGTTTTTTCTCTTTGCGACCCTCTCCCATGCCGCGCCGGTATTGAACAGGAAAATCACGGCGTCAGGCGGTAGCCCTATCCCCTCAAGCTACACGACCGGCTCGCAGTCGCTTGTGCTGACTGAGTTGACGGGCTCCGTCCGACACGTTGCCGTGTTCAACAACACGGCAAGCGTCGTGGCTTTCACTGTGGCCCATCCGTCTCCGGCCTTTGCGCCTAGCAATGACCAGAAGGACTATTACGTGCCGCCCGGTGTTGGCCTCACCCTAGATGAGATTGGAACGAGCACGCAGCTTTTCCTTCGGAGCGACTCGGGCTCGACGATCACTTCGGGGACGGTTTACGTTCAGGCTTGGTGACTTCCAGCGCTTTCTGCAGCTTCTGCCAAGCCTTGTACTCTTCGTGACTATCGTCTAGGCCGCTCTCCAGCACGAGGTTGCCGAAGTGACACTCGACGAGGTTCAGTAGGTTATAGAGCCCGGCGGGTATCTTTTTCTTTTTCATGGCTTCCTTCCTAGTTCTTCAATTTTGGATTTGATGAGAGCGCGAGTGATTTCGAGGTTTGCCGAAGCAAGCGCGAAGCTCGCTGGCGGCTGAAGGTTCATTAGTAGACGCTCCAAGAATTCTACGAACTCTTGCCGCTCCGGTATTTTTCGCTTTTTCATTTTTCCTCCTTAATAAAACCGCGCCGAACCAAAACTCGATAGAGCTTCATCGGCAATCGGTCGTGGGTTGTATCGTAAGCAGAACCAGCCGCAGAGAATGCCTCGACTTTCTCCACGTAAGCGATGCCGCCAAAGTGGTCATCTTCATGGCAGTGTGAGTTATCGACCTCGGCCACGAACCACTTGCGGCAGACCATTGGGCGATCTTCATAGACGGAGCATTTCTTGTCTTGGCCAAGAAAGACGCAGCGACGTTCGGCCCAGGGCAACTTGAACCAGTCGCGGATTTCGTTTCCGCCGCCTGTCACAAGGATTTGTTTTTTAAGTAGCTCCAGGTCTATCGTAACTTTTCCGCTCACCACCAGGTCGGCGAGAAGCTCTATTTCGTCGTCGTGAGCTTGAACGCTGGCGTGACAACACATCGAACAATCACCTGGCATTTTCCCGCAAGGAACCATTTCTCGATAGGTTGGATCGTTCTTCTTCCAGTCTAAGATTGCCGTGTCGGAGATTTTGTAAAGGAATTTGGCCCGGCCCTGTGGGGTTGGGATTTTTTCTAGTGATTCTTGAGCACTGACGAGCCACCGAATAACCTTCTCTCGGCTGCACTTGCCGAGTTGCAGCGCCTTGCCGAAGACTTTCGGAGATGGCTTCATCAGTCCTCCAGTTTCGCGATAGCTTCGAGAATTTCGAAGCGGTTAATGGAAATCCACTCGGTTAGGTCAGCGCCGTTCACCTCTCCGTGCTCGTCACAGAAGCCGGGGAACGCTTGGAAGAGCCCGGCCCAACAAGTGAGCAGAGTCTTCACGCCCGGATACCGTCTGTCAGCACGATTTATTTTGGGCTCGACCATGGCGATGATTTGGCCGACGCGACTTGCCGAGATGCCGAACCGTTTGGCCGTCTCTTCGTAGGTCGCGCCGCCCTTCACCATTTCGACAACACGTTTCCGCTGTTGAGGGGAAATTTTTCTCCAATTACTCATTGGGAACTCCTTCTCAAAAAAGTCGGGGCGGCCAGCCCAATGCCAGCCGCCCCTTTGTTTGTCTACTTACGCACTACCTTCTTTGCTTTGCTGCCAGTCAAGAGCTTC